GGTATCATCGAGGCTGACTTAGAAGACTAATCAACATTTAGGGAATCCCCTAAAAACTAATGGAGACTAACCAATGGCACTTACATATTCAAGCTACGCCTCGTTCGACGAAGTAGAGGCGGCATACAATAACATCACACCCCTACGCGGTACACAAAACGTAGGGAAAGACCTCCGACCTATCGGTGACCGTGCACGTAAATACGAACGCATCGTCAAGTTGAGCCCCACCTGCTACGTCCTACAAGACGGGTGGAACTACGGTGATGACCTCGCTCCAGCGTATGGAATGTACGAAGCAGGTAAATTCAAAGGTAGAGACGATCAGTTTATGATTGAGTATGCGCCGATCGTATGGCGCAAGCATCGTGATAAGTCTGAGACAGTTACACTCCGCAATGGCACAGGGCCAAGCAACCACAACGGTAGGTATCAGTTCCTGTATCGTCATACACCGAAAGGTATGTGGTTCCGCAACCGCAACGGTAGACACTTCATCCAAGTAAGTGGGTCAGGTTACCATCCCCGCGCAGACAGCACTGAATACTACCTTGCCAAGCAGATGAAAGTCCCTGTCGAGGTATACGAAGACGCTAAAAAACGTGGGGGCAAGTGGACTAAGTGGATGCAGAAGCGCGAGCAGTCACCCGCACTGACGTTCAAGAACCTTGGGGATGGTGACTGGGAGTATGTGTCAGGTGGCAAAGAGATACCGAAACCACCACGCACTATAGTCAACAAGACACTCAAAGCCAGACTGAAGCCGCACATCGAAGAGTTCCGTAGTTGGGCGCTCACCGTGACCCCGATGCTGCCCATGAACGATATAGATTTCGTGCAGCGTATGCGGAAAGAAACATTGGAGCACATCAAAGAACACTACAACTCGAACACATATGGTTTCTGGAACTTAGAGCGCGGAATGGCGGTGCGTCCTGAGATGTGCCGTAACATCCTCAAGGACAGTGAGCACCCCCTCCGCGTCCACCTAGCCTATGCGATCTTTAGTGACTGGGACGAAGACTACACCCGTACACAAGGACTCGCGTTCTTCAACCGTAAGATCAACAAACTATGCAAACTAACCGAGACAACCAAAGGATAAACCCATGAGACATAGCCACACATTAGTAGCGGACACACACCCGTACATTGGTACACAGAGCGATATGTTATTGGGGTTCTGCCAAGCCCTATGCCGTAGTGACAGGAAGCTCAAAACCAAGCCTCGAACCGAGAACACCACGTGGGTGTATGCAGACAATGAACTCTTTATGCGAGGATGGATCGGGTGGGGGGACTTCCAGACGACACGTCAGGGCTCGAACAAGTTTGCTGTGTATGCTCGAGATATCGAGAACTGCAAGTACAGCGACCACACGGATCAATACCACATGAAGATGTCGCTATCTATGGCACCTACGTTGAAAGCAGCGAAGCGTAACCTCACCAAGTACACGACACACGAGGTAGAGAAGGTGCTCCGTCCTGCAGTGCGAGACCGCGTACAAGAAGTACGGAACGTACTACGAAACAAACAACGCGCACTGCAGGACGGACTGGGCATACAGTCTTACGGGCGAGGAAGGAGTAAATTAACACAGGAGCTAAGACACCTAGCCATGTCCGCACACACGTTCAGTGACCCGCAGTTTGGGCAAGACGTACAGGAATTTATAGAAGTATCGAAAGGGTTGGACTCACTCCCTGATGGTGTGCCGATGGATTTCATACATATCTACCCGACCCCGTGGGAAACTCGTGCTGACGTGCTGGCTGTGTCCGATGCACTAGTAACTTATGGAGATACACCTACGCAACTTACATGGGTAGCTGATGAGTTACCCGAGAGTGTCATGGGCAAAGTGGCAGTCATGCAGATGTGTGAAGACGGCCAATACGTTGCAGACGTTGGGTTCCGCGTAAACGAGCACACGTTCTACTTACACAAAGAAAGTGACGACACATGGGAGTAACCGATGACAATACCTACCGTGTACTGATACAAAACGACACTGAACACGTCGAGGTTATGTGTTTTGGTATGGATAGTGTTGACCCCGACGCAGAAGGTAGCTATCCTTCAGTACACGACTTACCCATTTGGATTCAGGCCAAGCTATCTATGTTAATGATGCTAGACGTCCCACCCCCTCTAAACGAGGTCAAAGGTGTAGGCAGTCGCATAGGTCCATCACTCTACTGGGTATACAAATAGCTTTTAGGGAATCCCCTAAAAGTCACGCGGAACTGGTATCAAGGAGCGAGCCAATTACACCCGAAGCTAAAGTCAAGAAAGTTGTTGTTAAACACCTCAAGGATTTAGGGGCTTACTACTTCTTCCCCGCTACAGGGGGATACGGAAAGAGCGGGGTTCCCGACATTGTCGGGTGCTACGAAGGTATGTTCTTTGGGATCGAATGTAAGGCAGGGAAAAACAAAGCCACGCCATTGCAAGAGAAGAACCTCAGAGAAATCAACGCGGCAGGTGGACTCGACCTGATCGTAAACGAAGACAACATGCACCATGTTACGGTCATTCTGACCACGTGGGACAACATCAAAACAAATTAAGGACGAAACAATGGAAACTATAAGCGTATTTATCGAGACTCAACTGCCAACTAAAACAAGTTTTGGGGTTCGTGTCGACAACGGTGAGAGCGTGTTCATCAACGCACGACTAGCCAAGAAACATGACATCCTCGAGGACGAAACGTGGGAGATGGTGGTCCTACCAAACGTGGGTGAGGACAGTGACAACACCCCATGGAAGGCCATGACCCTGTCTATGACAGAGACCCTAAAACCTGCGGAGGTAACACCTCGTGTTGAAGTGGCCAAACTCGAAGACCGTATCATAGATTACTTTGACATCGAGGGTAATCAGTTCCCACAAACTGCACCTGCATTAGCCACCGCACTGGGCGAGGAAGACCTGCATATGCAGCAAACATTGGGTCGTATGCACATGACAGGTGAGGTTGCTAAGGCGCAGGTGTGGGCCAGAGGAACCCAAGAGAAGGCGTCCAGTGTTCTGTGGGCACCAGACGTTACTTGGTTCTCTGCATGACGGACGGCAAACTGTCCCCCGCTCTAGAGGCCGAACTGCGGTTCCTACGACAACAAGTAGATTTCTGGCAGCAACAGTACCTTTCTACTGAGGCGTCACCCTCGGCAAAGAACCGTTACCAATACGCCAAAGATGACCTAACAAAGTTTGTAAGCAATCGCCGCAAAGAAGGATGTAAAATATGACCAGCTTATTCACTGAAAAAGAAACACAGGTATGGGATTACCTAGTTCGTAACCGTCAAGCCACTGTACCCGAAGTTATGGGCAAGTTCGGATTCGATCGTAAGTTCGTGCAAGGGCTGTTCGACCGTATATCATCACGCAACTGGCGAGAAGACGTACCTGCAAACTCGAAGCAGGTAGGTGGCTCTCATTATAAAGACATGGCCCTACAGCCATGGGACGTCATGGAAGCTATGCTCACTCCTGAGGAGTTTATCGGGTTCCTCAAAGGTAACATCGTCAAGTATTCCCTGCGCCAAGGTAAGAAGGATAGCGACGATGCTGGTAAGGCCAAGCATTACATCGCCAAGCTGAAGGAGATGCCAAAGGTATGAGTAACATAACGGTTCTCGAGCAAGAGAACGCACGACTACGGACTAAGATAGCCAAGCAGCGCAACGAGGTAGCGCGTCTAACGCAGAAGTTGGAAGCAGTTACCTCGGACAAAATGGCGTTACTTAAAGATATAAAATGGATGAGAGGAGAGCAACAATGACCGAACCAGCGTTGAATAGACCAGAGCCATCAACATGGGACACTCGGCACAGACATAAGTTCAAGGCCGCGCCAGTGCTGTCCTCTAAAGGCAGGCGTCTATCGTTGCAAAGCCTAGAGATAATACAGCGATACCGTGATGGTCAGCGCCCTATAACAATCTCACAAGAGATGGGACTGCAATACCAAAACGTAATCGGTGTAGTCCACAGGGCGTTAAAGCGTGGCGACGTGGTAGATGGACGTAAGGTGTACACCAACGAAGAACGCATGACGCTCATAATGAACAACCCTGCGTTCAAGATTGGTAGCCTAACCAAACACATTGCGCGTGGTATGACTGAGGAGGTGTACTTCGCGATAGTTAAACGTATGACAGCTGGAGGGTTCAAAAGTTTTTCAGAGTACATGGTAGAGGCCGTGATCGACGCCCACTTCGCAGAGGAGGAGGCAAAGAAATGAACCTTATAACCTTGGACTTCGAAACATATTACGACAAGGATTATTCCCTGCGCAAGATAACAACAGAAGCCTACGTCCGTGACCCTCGTTTTGAGGTGATCGGCGTGGGTGTAAAATTAAACAACGGAGAAACGGAGTGGGCAAGTGGAACACATGAGCAGACAAAGAATTATCTCAAGCAGCTCCCTTGGGAAAACTCTATGGTACTTTGTCATAACACTATGTTTGATGGTGCCATTCTTGGGTGGCGTTTTGATATCCATCCTCGGATGTATGCCGATACTCTTTGCATCGGTCGCGCCCTTCATGGGACTGAAGCTGGCGGTAGCCTCGCTGCGTTATCTACGCGGTACAATATCGGCACTAAAGGCACAGAGGTACTCGACGCCCTCGGAAAACGGCGGGGAGATTTTACAGCACAAGAGCTAGAGAAGTATGGGGATTACTGCATCAACGATGTCAATCTCACATACAAACTGTTCTCTATCATGGCGAAGGATTTCCCTAAACAGGAACTTCGATTGATCGACTTAACCCTGCGCATGTATACGGAGCCTACACTGGACCTTGATACAGGACTGCTGGAGTCTCACCTCGAAGACATCAAAGAGCGTAAGGACCAGCTGATGCGCGACGCGGGTATCACGGACAAGAAAGAACTTATGTCCAACCCGAAGTTCGCAGACCTGCTAACAGATTTAGGGGTCGAGCCACCTATGAAGGTTAGCCCTACAACGGGCAAGGAGACCTTCGCGTTCGCCAAGAACGACGAGGCGTTCAAGCAGCTACTGGACCACGACAACGATCAGGTTCAGGCACTGGTATCAGCGAGGCTCGGCACCAAATCCACGCTGGAAGAAACACGGACGCAGCGGTTCATCGACATATCCAAGCGGGGTCTACTACCCGTACCTGTAAGATACTACGCAGCGCACACAGGTAGGTGGGGTGGTGACGACAAGATCAACCTGCAGAACCTACCTAGCCGTGGGCCGAACGGTAAGAAGCTAAAGAGCAGCATCATAGCACCAGAGGGTCATTCGCTTATCGACTGTGACTCATCACAAATTGAGGCGCGGGTACTCGCTTGGCTTGCGGGACAAGACGACCTGACCCAACAGTTCACTGATGGAGAGGACGTGTACAAATACATGGCGTCAAGCATCTACAACGTGAGTGTCGAAGACGTGACCAAGGACCAACGGTTTGTGGGTAAGACTACAATTCTCGGAGCAGGGTACGGCATGGGTGCACCCAAGTTCCAAGTACAGCTGCAAGGAATGGGGGTGTACATCGAACTCAAAGAGGCACGGCGGATCATCGACATCTACCGCAGCACCAACGGTGCTATTAGTCAGCTATGGAAGGACGCCAACTACACCATCCAGTATATGGAACGTGGTGACAGCTTACAGTTTGGGCGCGAGGGTGTCTTGCAAGTAGACGCAGGGAGCAACGCCATCGTGTTACCGTCGGGGCTGTCTATGTATTACCACGGTCTTGCAGGTGAGAAGTCAGAGTTTGGTTATGAGTACAGCTACCGCACCCGCAAAGGCCCGAACCGTATATACGGCGGCAAGGTGGTGGAGAACGTGTGTCAAGCGATTGCAAGGTGCATCATAGGCCACCAAATGTTATTACTTGCCAAGAGATACAAAGCTGTGCTAACTGTACATGACTCCATCATCACATGTGTGCCCGACGAAGAGTTGGATGAAGCACAGGCGTACATGGAAGAATGTATGCGTCAGACGCCCGATTGGGCAGACGGATTACCAATCACCTGTGAGAGTGGCACAGGCAAATCATATGGAGATGCAGGATGACAACTAAGGTATGGCCATGGTCTTACAGTAAGATCAAAGCGTTTGAGCAGTGCCCCAAACAGTTCTACCACGATAAGATTCTCAAGGAGGTTCCATTCAAGGAGACCGAGGCAACGCTGTACGGCACGGCGTTCCACACCGCAGCAGAAGATTATATAGGGAAGGACGTACCGCTGCCCGGGAAATTCTCCTTTGCGCAAAAGATGCTCGACTCCCTCAAGAACAAGCAGGGCGACAAGCTGTGTGAACTCAAGCTGGGCATCACTGAAGACCTTGAACCGTGTGGGTTCTATGACGACAACGTGTGGTTCCGTGGGATTGCTGACCTCATCATCTTGGATGGCGACCTCGCATGGGTGATCGACTACAAGACAGGCAAGTCCTCGAAGTACGCAGACAAGGGACAGCTGGAACTCATGGCCTTGTCAGTGTTCAAACACTACCCACAGATAAAGACGATACGTGCAGGGTTGGTATTCGTTGTCAGCAATGACTTGGTGAAAGGCACATACACGGAGTATGATAAGCCGAACCTGTGGGAGAAGTGGCTGTCTAAGTACAAGCAGATGGAAACCGCAGCGGAAACGGATATGTGGAACGCGAAACCTAACGGGTTATGTCGTCGTCACTGTCCAGTCATCGAATGTGTACACAACGGAGCCAACTGATGCCCTATAAAAACCCCGCTGATCGCAAGAAGCAGACCAACAAACCTGTTGGTAGTAAGACCTTTGAGGCTCGCATGGAGCGCCAACGTGCCCGCCGAGCCGTAGATAAAGACGGTGTTGATAAGAACAAGAACGGTAAGGCCGACAAGCGCGAAGGCAAAGACGTCAGCCACAAGAAAGCCCTGTCCAAAGGCGGCAGCAACAAAGATGGTTACACGATAGAGAGTTCGAGCAAGAACCGCGCGCGTAACTACAAGAAAAAGAAAGCGTGATTTAGGGGATACCCTAAAAGGAGAACGACATGAAGATCATCGACGGTAAAGCGTTGCTTCTAAAGCTACGCAACCCAAAACGCATCACTGAAGTCATCCCGAAGAGCAGAGTGGTGCGGGACAATGAGGTGCTGGTAAACTGGGGTATCGACGAGGTGCACAGCCTACGCAACCTCAACGTAAACGCACCTTCACCCATACAAGATCGGTACGATTGGACAGGCAAATACGACCCGTTCTCGCACCAAAAGAAGACAGCCTCGTTCTTCACCATGAACCAAAAGGCATTCTGTTTTAACGAGCAGGGTACGGGTAAGACAGCCAGTGCCATATGGGCAGCTGATTACCTGCTGAAGCAAGGCAAGATCAATCGAGTGTTGGTTGTGTGCCCACTGTCCATCATGGACTCTGCATGGCGTGAAGACCTATTCACCTTTGCTCCGCACCGTAGTGTGGACATCATATACGGTACACCGAAAAAGCGTAAGAAGCTGATCGAGCAAGGGGCTGACTTCGCCATCATCAACTATGACGGTATCGACATTGTGTTCGATGAAATCGTTGCAGGTGGGTTCGACCTAATCATTGTGGACGAGGCAACTCACTACAAGAACGCTCAGTCAAAACGCTGGAAGACTATGAATAAACTGGTGAATGATGACACGTGGCTGTGGATGATGACGGGTACTCCCGCTGCACAGTCACCGCTCGATGCTTACGGGTTAGCTAAGTTAGTCGACCCCAACTCAGTACCACGGTTCTTTGGTTCGTTCCGAGACATGGTCATGCGTAAGGTCACGCAGTTTAGGTGGATGATTAAACCCGAGGCGTCTGACCTTGTGTTTAAGGTGTTACAGCCAGCTATACGATTCACCAAAGAAGAGTGCCTCGACTTGCCTGATATGACCTACGTCAAACGTAAGGTGGAGCTGACACGTCAGCAGCAGCTATACTACGACAAACTCAAGAAGAACCACATGATGACCATCGGTGAAGACGAAGTGTCTGCTGTGAACTCTGCGGTAATCATCAACAAGCTACTGCAGATTTCTGCGGGTGCCGTATATACGGACGACGGGGACACGCTCGAGTTTGACATCAAGCATCGGTACAAAGTGCTGAAGGAAGTCATCGACGAGAGCAGCCAAAAGGTTCTTATATTTGTGCCGTTCAAACACACCATCGACATACTGGTGGACAAGCTACGTAAGGATGGGCTTACCACTGAGGTTATTCGTGGTGATGTGCCAGTAGCCAAACGTACAGACATATTCAAACGGTTCCAGACCGCCGACGACCCCAAGGTGCTGGTAATCCAACCGCAGTCTGCTGCACATGGTGTCACGTTAACAGCAGCTAACACTGTGGTTTGGTGGGGACCGACCCCGTCGTTGGAAATATACGCGCAAGCAAACGCTCGTGTGCACCGCTCTGGGCAAAAGCACCCGTGCACCGTTGTACAGCTGCAAGGTTCCCCTGCGGAAAAGCGCATTTACTCACTGTTAGATAATAGAATCAACGTCCACACAAAAATGATTGACCTCTACAAAGAATTACTTGACTAACACACCATACACTACTAAAGTGTAACTCTAACTAGAGTAGGAGAGCGAATATGGATGATACATACAACGTCCCTGCAGACAAACTCACCAAGGCCTACATCAAGATCAGGTCAGAAAGAGCAGCGTTGTCCGCAGACTTCAAGGAAAAGGATGGAGAGTTGGTACGCCAACAGGAAATTCTAAAACGTGCGTTACTAGATTACTGTGACTCTCACAATGTCGAAAGCGTCCGCACTGCCGAGGGTCTGTTTTTCAGGTCTACTAAAACGAAATATTGGACTGGAGATTGGGAGTCTATGTACGGGTTCATCAAAGAGCACGACATGCCCGAGTTCCTAGACCGTCGTTTGAACCAGACCAACGTCAAACAGTTCTTGGAAGAGAACCCCGATGTGATGCCCAAGGGTTTGAACATCGACACTGAATACGTAATCTCTGTGAGGAAGAAATAATGACAGAACCATTTGTGCAGATAGAGGATTTAGCGAAGCACTTCGCTGTGTCTATCTCAACGATACGTGCGTGGGTACGGCAGGGACATATCCCAAAGGCCACGTATATCAAGATCGGTAACACCTACCGGTTCAACAAAACCGCAGTCTCAGATGCTTTGACAAAGGCAATGCTGGACGTGGATGAAACCTCCGTAGACGAGGTAAAAGACGACCGCCAGCTCGAGATGAACTTCGACGCTGACCAAGACGTATAACATAGGAGAACGACAAAATGGCTGAAACATATATCATCGAGAACGTAGAAGCACTCTGGCCCAAAGTGGACCGTACATATGCGTTCGATCAGAACAAGAAACGTAGTATGCCGTGTGATCCACGGGAGCAAAACGCTGAGTTCTCCATCCAGTTCCGCATGGGCAGCGAGACGGCTAAGGGTCTGTTCCTGCAGATGAAGACAGCGTACGACGCCAACAAAGAACCTAAGTGGGTAGAGAAGTTGGCCAACCCGTTCGTGAAAGACGACAACGGTACGTACACCCACAAGGCTAACTTAAAAGGTGCCTACAAAGGTGAGGTTACCGCCAAGCCACTGCAGGTGGACTCACAGGGCACACCCCTCCCCGATGACTTCCAGTTGACTACAGGTAGCACTGTCAATGTTGCCGTGCAGATGATCCCTTATGACTTCGGCGGAAAGCAAAGTGTGTCACTACGCTTGAAAGCTATACAGGTTATCAAGTACGTTCCAATGGAAGCACGTAATCCGTTTGGTGCTATCGAGGGTGGGTTTGTTGCAGGGGGTGATGCTAACCCTTTCGCAGGATCGAAAACCGCGCCAGCAAAGAGCAACAACGTATTGGCAGACGTATCCGAGGATGATGGGTTCGAGGAAGAAGCAGCACCGGTGAAAAGAACTGCAAGTAAAGCAGCGCCAGCGCCGTCTTCTAACGCCGACCTAGATTCTGTCCTCGATGCTTGGGACGACTAAATAACAAAATATCACGGCTGCTCCGGTGGCCGTGATTAACCTGACTAGAGCGAGTGGTGCATATGGAAACGAAAAGATTTTTAGATTTAGTATTAGGTTCCGAAGGGAACTACTGTGTGTTCGCCGCCAAGGAAGGCAACCGCAAGCAGAAATTTTACACCTCAGTCAACGAGGTAATAGACGCTGCAAACGACTTCAATGCCAACGGGTATGACGCTTACTTCGCACTGGGTGTGCTCGAGGAAGCAGGTAACCGCAAGGCTGACAACGTAGCTCACCTCAAGTCTTTTTTTCTGGATTTGGACTGCGGACCTAGCAAAGAGTTCCCCAACCAGAAGGCAGCGGTCTCGGAACTACGGGCGTTCTGTAAGCGCCATAACCTACCGAAACCTACGCTTGTAAACTCAGGACGTGGTGTGCACGTGTACTGGATTTTGTCTGAGGCTGTATGCCGAGACGATTGGTGGCCTGTGGCCGAGCGTCTAAAGAACTTATGTGCTACCGATGGTTTCGAGGCAGACCCGTCTGTCACTGCGGACGTGTCCCGTATCCTACGTGTACCCAACACACATAACCACAAGAGCGATCCCCCGTTACCTGTTACGTTCTTTGGGCTAGAGGCACCGCAGGTTGTGGACTTCGATGAGTTCTCTGAGCTGCTCGGTAACGACCCGATACCAGTTCCACACAAATACAAGCCCTCCGACGCGACCAGCGCCTTCCGCGACGCGATGCAGCAGAACCAACGTGGGAGTTTCAAACGCCTCCTATTACGTACGCAAAACGGTACGGGTTGTAACCAGATAAAACATATCATCGAGAACCAAGAGACAGTGGCGCATGATCTGTGGCGCTCTGGTTTGTCGATTGCTAACGTGTGCGAAGATGGGGACAAGGCTGCGCACCTGATGTCTCACAAGCACGAAGACTACAACATTAGCGCCACCCTACGTAAGATGCAGGATACGGGCGGACCACACTTCTGCAATACGTTCGAGGTCCATAACCCCGAGGGGTGCGCAGACTGTCCGAACAAGGGTAAAATATCTACCCCTGCAATGTTGACCAAGGAAGTGGCCGAGGCTGCACCCGAAGACAATGTGGTGGAAGCGGCTGCACCTACGGGCGTGAAGACCTACGAGATACCGAAGTTTCCTAACCCGTACTTCCGTGGCCAGAACGGCGGCGTGTATATACGCATCAAGGATGAAGACGGTAATCCTGATGAGCAGTGTGTGTACCACTACGACTTCTACGTTACACGCAGGCTACATGATGTGGAGCTGGGTGAAGTGGTCGCCTTTGCACTTCACTTGCCAAGAGACGGGGTGCGTGAGTTTACCGTGCCGCTTACTTCAATCACCTCGAAAGAAGATTTCCGTAAGAACATGGCCGCACAAGGTATAACCGCGCTTGGCGCAGATTTGGACAGGCTAATGAAATACACAACCGCATGGATCAACGAATTACAGCAGACCACAAGTGCCAGCACTGCACACCAGCAGTTCGGTTGGACTGACGACACTGAGATGAAAGAGTTTGTGCTAGGTGACCGTCTGATTACGGCCACGGACGTGGAGTATAACCCACCATCCGCCAAGACGATACAGTCATCCAAGTCGTTTGTTGTGAAGGGTTCGCGAGAGCGTAGCCAAGAGATACTAGACTTCTACAACCGAGATGACATGGAGATGCACCAGTTCGTTGTGTGTGGTGGTTTCGGTACAATCTTAATGCCGTTCACAGGTCTCTATAGTTTAGGTGTGCACCTGTTTGGGCATACAGGTGGTGGTAAGACTACAGCTATGTTTGCGGCGTCTTCGGTTTGGGGTGACCCTGCAGGTACGACCAGCATGAAGAAAGACACCGAGAACGCTCGTTGGAACCGCGCAGAACTGATGCACAATATGCTACTCAACACGGACGAGATGACCAACATGCGCGGGGCGGTGGTGTCCGACTACGCCTACCAACTATCTGAAGGCAAGCAGAAGAACCGTATGACAGGTGGGGGCAACCTAGAACGTGTTCGTGGTATGCCTTGGCGTCTATTGGCGTTCTCGACAGGTAACGTGAGCATGTATGCACAGATGGCTATGGCCAAGGGTGATGTCAAAGCTGAGATGCAGCGACTGCTCGAGTTACGGGTGGATGACATGCCACGCGTCCATGTGGACCCAACTGTAGGCGCAGCACAGTTCAAAGACGTGCAGCTGAACTACGGTCACTTCGCGGAAGAATACGTGCAGTACGTTATCAACAACCGCGATGCTATACATGCCAAGTTCGACACCATTAAAGCGAACCTCGAGAAACGTGCAGGGTTGACCAGTGTGAACCGTTTCTGGGCCGGTGGATGTGCCGCGATCCTTACAGGTGCGTATGTCGCCAAGCGTATGGGTATCATCAACTACGACCTAAAGAAGCTGTTTGATTGGATCGTAGCTACGCTCACCCGTGTGAAGTCTTTTGTGGATGACAGCACCGCCACGGTACAAACGCTCATCACTGACTACATGGCTGAGAACTGGAGTAACGTCCTAAAGATCAAGAGCACTGCTACGGCAGCGTCGGCAGACGGGGTAGCACCGATTGTTATCCCAGAACAGTCCCCCAGAAATGCGATTGTGGCTCGGTACGAACCTGACACATCCATGCTCTACATCGTAGTAAAGCCGTTCAAGAAGTGGCTTGGGGAGCAACACATTGATTTTACCAGCACTCTGGAGGGGTTGATAGATCAGATGGGGGCTAAGAAAATTAAGAAGCGCCTGTGTAAGGGCACTAACTTCCACCTACCATCCGCATGGACGCTCGCAGTGAAACTAGAAGGACTCGATGAGGATGTATCAGAAACCGATGAAGACTGATGATCTTAACCCCGACAAGATCAAGGTAATCGTAGGCTGGGATAAGATGGTAGTAGGAGCGTCGGTGTTTATCCCCTGTGTCGACACCGACAAGGCTAAGACGCAAGTCAATAAAGTTGCGGGTATCAAGGGCTGGACATTCGAAATACGTGTGCGAGTGGAGAACGACATGTTTGGGGTTCGCATTTGGCGTACCGTGTGATAACGTAGCACACAGACGGTATAACCTCCCTTATGTCGTTCTCCTCTCCTACTCCCCCGCCGTAAAAAGCGGGGGTTTTTTTTTATTGGTCGTACTCGGTGCGCATCTGTTCGAGGGTACGGCGATACATCGGGCTAAGGGTCACACCGTTGTACATCTCCAAGGATGTTTTGGCGTGTTGACTCATAGACCGCTCGATTGATTTCGGTGTGATAGCTGCCTCGGGGTGCCTGTCGCTGAACTTAATCATCTGATCGAATACCTCGTCTGCAGCACTGAAGTCACCCATACGCATCGCAATATAGTATTTCTTGTGCAGTCCAGAACGCTTCTTGCCCACAGCAATGTCGATGCCCTTGCTTATCATGTTCTGCTCTTGGCGGAAGGTGTACTCTGTAGGTGGGAAACCTAACACCTGCGCGGCCATCTCTCCTCCGGTCATGTCGTCGTAGATCGGGTCACTTCGACGTGTGAAGGCACCGCCCTGATCCGCGTACCGCCCGAACGTACCCTTATACATGTTGGCGATAGCGACAGGCATCAGGTTCTCGATACCGCGTTGTGTTTCACCCTCCCGTAGGTCACTCACACCCCGAACTAGACGTTTACCTACGCTGAGGGCGGGACCGCCCAAGTAATGCCCGATATTTTCTTCGAGTGACGGGTCGTTGTTGTAGCGATTTTCCTGTAGGAGTAGGCCCGTAAGTGCCACACGGCTGGCAACGTCGATACCTGCGAACTGTGTGATAGCGCCTTTATACCAACCCTCTCCTATGTACTTACGCACGATAGTATCGAAGTCGTCCCCTTCGTCGTCTAGGTAGAGTGCGTCTACAAGCAACTGCACCGCGCCATATAGTGGCACACCTTGCACACCTGCGAAGAATAACGCCGTACCATGCAGGCCGATGAGTTGTTTCCACGCAGCCTGACGTTCGGGCGAACCCTCTTTGCCAAACAACTTACCCTTGTCAGAGTCAAACGCGACTTTAGCAGTTTTGAGCATGGTGTAGTACATCTGCAGGCCGTAGCTCTTGTACATAAAGGCCACACGACCAATACCTTCGCGTGCGATAGGTGGCGCAGTTTCCAAGAAGGAACCGCCGTTGGTTTCCTGTGACTCGTATATCGCTTGCTCTGCGGCTTTATCCATCAGTTCAGTGCGCGTCATCTTGGGGTTATCTTTTGCCAACTTCTGCAGGGCCAATTTATAGGCGGTAATGAGAGTGACCTGACGGTTGAACTGCTCACCGTGGTTAAACGCGAACGCAGACAGCACCGAGACATTGTCCATGATAGCGCCTACTGTACCACTACGAGATACCCGACCAGATTCTTCGAGTCCCAGCGCTTCGGCGAGATAGCCCTGCCCCAGCTGACCGCGTTTCATGGCGAGAGATGCAAGTGGTGCGAGGTCTTCTAGTTCTTTGCGACGTTCTGCGGGTACATCTAAGTCTTTCCTAACTGTCAGTACACCATCATCGCGAATGTCGTAGTTACTAAGGATCGAGTTCTTAGATGAAGTGACGAGGCTACCCGCTTCTTTAACCGCTATACCCGCCTCTTTGTACCCGTATTTACCGCCTAAGAACGGTAGCACGAAAAGGGGCACCTGCGATAGGTTGACCAGAGCAGACGATACGTTGAAACCAATGGTGAAGATAAACGCAGTCTGGTTGAGCCTACGTCCATAACCTTCTAAGTTTTTATCTTTCGCGCCCTCACGAGCGAACTTAGAGCGATCCAACAGTTCATTTTTGATATCCTCAAACGAGGCTCGAGTAGCCTGCGCAGTTTTGCCAACACCAGACTTAGCTTGTGCGGCCCCCTCGGGAGACACCTTATCAACTATTTCGGTTTCCAAAGCACGGAGAATTGCCGCATACTTCAGTTTCTCGGTCTGCCCTGCGAGGTCATACGCTTTGGACTTCATAGCATAGACGGAGTCCGTCATGTACCCGGGAGTGCCCTTACGCTTTTGAAGCGACTTAGCAAAAGATGTTTCTGGCAGAGCATTAACGAACAAGCGCATGATTTGCGTCTGCACATCCCCATCAACCCCGTTAGCACTGAGAGTGCGGAGCGTCTGCGCAACAAAAGAAGCGGGCGGAGTGTTCGCAAAGTTCTTACTAACCAACTCACCGTCGGAGGTTGCGACACCAGTAAACGAATCGTCGGCCTCCACCTCCGCTTTCGCTTGATCCCGCTCACGACTTGTTGTGAACATTTCCACAACGTAGGCCTCTCTTGGTGATTTAGGATTCTTAGCCGAGTATGTCAGCTTGTACTTCCCCTCACGAACCAGTGGGAAGTAGACGTCCAGAGTGCCCTTATCAAACAGCTTGCCGTACACTTCATTCTTTAGCCTACCGGCAGCTTCAGGAGTATTCTTCATCAGTTCGTCGATCTCGCCGAAGATGACCGCTCGCATTTTCTCGTACTGGCTACGGTAATTGTTCCGCATGGTTTTGTATGTACGTTGTCCGTCAGCACCGAGAGCCTTCCAATCTGCACGCTGGGCTTTCCAGACGTCCATTTTATCAGAGTCCTTGGCGTACTGTTTCTTTGCCTGCTCTACGGTCAGCGTCGGGTCTACCTGATAGATAGTAGCGCCATATTCATCGCTATAGATAAGTCGGTCTAGCGTTTCTTTTTTGGCGTCGCTTACTTTACCCACCCAAGCGGTTACTTTGTCGATTTCGCGCTTAACCTGCTCGTTGGCGATACGGATACTGCCCCGTTGTTCGTTGATAATACGATCCAGCTTGTACCCAAGTTTGCCTAGACCAACAGCTTTGGCGATGTCGGCTATCCCTTGAGAGCCTGTAAGTTTTAGTAATAGTTTCTTGGCGTTGTCTGCGACTCCACTCTGCAGGAACTCCACAGAGCTGTCACCAAACTGACGGCGGAAATCCTTACGTGCTTCAGGTGTACCAAATTCCTTCTGTGTACGGTTCACCAACGTA